TTCGACCCTTCTCTGACAGCCTTCTGCCTTCCATTTTTCTCAGCCTGTAATGTTTGATTAATAGCACCAGAACGATCTTTCCATAAAGAGAAAAGTTCATTAGCTGCTTCTATATCAAAATGCTGGTCTGCCTGTACGAACATACGAGTCCTTACAGTTGAAGCTTGAATCCACTCAGCGAACTTGGGGTCTTTTACAATCTCAGGTATTTCTGGGTGGTCTTTCTGTAGAGTAGCCATAGACGTTTGCTGTTTATAAGCTCTCGTTGACTCTTCTGCTGCTTTAACTGATGGATGATTCTCAATAGCTCGACTGATAGCCCTTTCAGGGTCAGAATAGAAATCTATGTCTTCATCTGCTTCGCTGGCTCCTTGTGCTACGGGAGTCTGCGTTTCGAGTTGTGTGTTGATATAGCTATCGACTACTTTACGTAAGTCACCTACTTCTGAGCTTTGGCGACCTAGGAGCTTTTCAGCCTCTTGGTGCATCCGTACCACATCTTCAAGTGATTTACCATTATACTTATCAGGGATTGTCTCAACTTCACTTGACGCTTGGTTTTCCTCTTGCAAAGGTTCCGTAGTGTCTTGTGTATTTTGAGCCATATCATCTAAGCTATCAAAACGCTCGTTTTTAAAGTCCTCTTCATTTTCGAGGATAACTGCTGCCATATTAAACTCCGTACCTTAGTATTGTGGAGAAGTGATTAAAAATGAAAGCTTCCTAAGATTAGGAGTTAACTTTCTCTGCATGTACTCTACCGCTCTCATGTTTTTTAGCCCACTTAAGGGTTGCTCCAGCAAAGTCGCCAGAGAAAGGTTCTAAATAAGAGCGTGGAGAGCAAAGTTGTCTGGTTGCTATTGCGTCACAAGATTTACATTTCTGTGTGTCTGGTGAGCCTTTAACCATGTGTTCGTTGGTGTGTCCTAGTGTGCATTTATAATCATATAGTCTATACATTATTATTATCTTCACTTAAGGACTCTTGTCCCCGTAGATTAGTTTCTTCTAGCTGGAGAAGAGTACCAAGTATATTGAGTTGTCCCTTACGGAAGTAAAGGTCTTCAATAGTTTTAACTTGTTCTACAGAATCAATGTTAGGAACTTGTAGTTTTAAGTCTTCAATCAGTAAACCCCAGCCTTTCATACGGAAGAGGTCATTCATCTGTCTAAAGTAAACTTCTAATTCATTATCTGTCATTTATACTACCTATTATACCATGTTTTAAACAAAAAGTCAAGATTTTTCTTTACTTTTGGTTGCTTTTGTGGTATTAGAGGCCGCTGGGGACTCTAATGTTTCCACCTGCCCCTCTAGCTTGGCTATCTTGTTCAAAAGATTGCTGTAACTCTGATTGATTTGCTCCACTACTTGCTGGAGGTCGCGTTGAGATACCATTTTGTGTTCCTTGTGATTTAAACTCTATTGCTTTATCCTTCAAAATACGATCAGCTACTGCAAGCCTACGCTCAAATTGCTTATCGTCCTCACTTCCTTCCTTGATATTAGCTGTAATAGCTTTAATACGTTCAATCTCAAGCTCCTGTGGTACTGCCTGAGTCTCTGCTTCTAACTTCTGTGCCCTAGCATTAGATTCGTTAGCTTGGCTGCTTAGAGCGGCTGTCTGGGACGCTTGGAACGCCAATTCAGCTTGCCTAGTCTCTTCACCTGCTTTCTGAGCTTCTGGTGTAGGCTCTGAGGCCTTATCAATCAATCCTATTAGTTCTTCTCTATTGGCAACATTCATATTATCAACAATAGACTTAAGCATTACAGGGTAGTAAGGTGTGTCCTTGCCCATAGTCTGCAAAAGTTGTACTAACTGACTGACTTCATACTCACGTGCAATGATACCTAAGGAGCTAGTAGCATTAAACTTGTAGTCAGACACAGGGTAAAGCTCAGGCTCATACTGCATATAGCGCCAAGCAGCCTTAGATACGAAAGGTATCAAGAATGACTCTTGGAAGTTAACCAAGGTGCGCTTATGTCGTTTAATGATAGCACCAAGGGACATCGAAATGCCAGCAGCAGTTGCCTCACCATTTATAGAGCCTCCAACACCAGAAGAGTCTACGGCACCTGTCGATTGTTGTACCATAGTCTGTAGTGCCTGAGCCTGAGCAAAGGTTATCTGACTTACGTTACCAAAGTTGAATGGATTAATAATCTCCTTTGGGTCACCATTAGTCAAGAGTATCTTACCAGCACGAATCTCTGGCTTAGTGCCCCTAGGGATGCGTGTAGCGTCCATAGCAAGCATAGGGTGTACTGTGAGTGCTAGGGCGTCTATACGTGCCCGTAGCTCGGCATCTAGGGCTTTCTGGCTGTTGTATCCTTTCTCACATACACCACGGCCCCAGAAGCGGCTAGGTACTACGTCCCAAGGGAACGCAACAACTGGACGATCTTTCATCATGTAGGGGCTAGGCTCTGCCTTAAGAAGTACAGACTCATTACCTACAATTACAATAGCTTCAATGTAATAACTTTCTTTTTCTTCATCGTCTAGCTCATAGTCTAGTTCTTTCTCTAGTAGATGCCTAGGTACAAGGCCATAGTATTTAGTGAGGCGTACCTTGTCATCTTCGTGTATAGTTAATTCACTATCTGGCTCTAAGTCAAAGTCCTCACTAGCGTTACCTAAGTATCCTTCTCGGTAGACTCCTGACTCTTGTAGCTGCTCTACTAAGTGAGAACTGACAAACTCATCAATGGCTACACCTAGGGCTTCCTCTACGTTAGTAGCTATAGGGTCAATACGAAAGTTCTGGGGTAGGATAGGGCGTAGGCGTACTACAGTTCGCTTACTGATGCTGACACCCACAGCTTCCATAGAGCCACCCATGACTTCCTCAGTCGCAGGTTTCATCTCATTGATTTCTTCTAATACTACTTCGCCTATACCATTACCGAATACAGCACTATTGATAAGACACTCAGACACATCACGCCTGATCTTAGCCATGTCAAAGTCTTCATGTAGCTTCTTACGTAAGAACATAATGTCCTCAGTCTCTGAGTCGCCCATGTTATCTTTGATGTCAAAGTATTTACCACGACCAAAAGTAGCCTCTTCTATCTCAGCTACGTTAGACTCTACGGCTTGCTGTAGGGCAGGAGCAATGATCTGACTACGCTCTGCTTGTCTTGTCTTGTCACTAGCGTTCCAGATGCCACGCCATAGGCGATAGTATTCTGCATGTTTTGCTGCGTAGTTGTTTTCATAGTAGTCACCCCACGTGTCCACTTTAGTCAATACCCAATCTTCAAGGGATTGCTCAATGATAATAGGGTCAGTGCTTTCGTTGTAATCGTTTAGCATATGTTTAGTATCCGCTTATAGAGTCTAAGGTTTCAAAATCGTCTTGTTCTTCAAAGTTGCCTATGTAAGCTACTTTAGCTAATTGGTCAATATAGGCCAACGAGTCTATCAAGTCGTCATGTGTTAATGGGTCAGGGAACTGGAATAACTCGTCACAGAAGCGTGAGTGCCATTCCTTCTTCTTCTTGTTAAGGGTTATACGCCCGTGTTCAAAACGCCCTTGTAAGGCCCACATAACCCTGTCAGTCTTCTTCTGGTTACCATGAGTTAACTCTTCAACTCTAAAAAAGAATGATTGTCTTTTCATCATATCCATTAAGGGAGACATAACAGCTTGTTTGCTTATGCCTTTCTCTATGCCTACTGACAAAGGTTTGTAGTCGCGTACTGCTTGGAATATTTTCTGAGCTGTCTCATCTAAAGTCCATCTGCCATAGATCATATCTTCAACAAACCAGCCATCTTCATTGACAAATACAATAGCTAGAGAAGAGTTATCTAATCGGCTAGTCTTACCTTTCTTCTTAGAAACATCTTGGAAGCCAGCTAAGTCAATAGCAATGTAGTAGTCTCCATCACCTGTAGGCTTAGAACCAAATGATAACCATTCTTCTTTAAACATCTCAGAGCCTTGGTTCTTAAAGGAAGCCATGAACTCTTGTTGGAAAGCATGGGTAGACATACTCTTCTTAGCTACATCTATTTCTTCTGAGTCTAATGTTTCGTTGTCGTAACTGGTAAAGTGCCATGCGGCAAAGGTAGGGTCATCTTCCGTTAACTCAGCATACTTGTATAAGTCATAGAAGTGGTTACGACCTTTGGGTGTACCTATGAATAGACAACCACCCTTTTGGTCAGCTAATGCAGGGCGTAAGATTTCTTCAAACACCTCAGGTTTCATGTCGGCATACTCATCCAACACTAGGTAGTATAAAGATACACCACGCATCGTGTCGGGCCTGTCTGCACCTTTGAGGCTTATGGTGGCACCATTGATTAAGGTGACTTGCATATTGTTTATGTGGGAAGCTCTAATGACAGGGCCACCTAGCTCAATCAATAGTTTCCACATAATGTCTCTAGCCTGACCCTGTGTAGGTGCTACGTAGAAGACATGTGAGTTGGGTAGGTTAGCTTCTAATCCTTTGACTATAAGCTTCCATGCTGCTAGGCGACTCTTACCACAACGTCTACCTGCTGCACAGACAATGAATCTTGTAGGGTCAACCCATACTTTCTTTTGCCACTCTAGTAGCTCTATGGTTAAGTCACTCATACTACAGTGTACTCCCCTTCTTGAGCATCTTCCTCAGGGTCTTGAGAACCTGAGACATCCGTAGAGCCGACACCAGTAATGTTTATTTGGATACTACTCTTGCCACCACCCTTAATGATTTCTTTCTCAAAGGCTGCTACAGGAGCTACTCTGTCCATGACAAGCTTCCATGCTGAGGCTTGGTTCTTATGTTCATTGTCCAAGGCTGCATCAAAGATAGCGTCTAGTACCTTAGCTGACTTAGGTGACGCAAGCATCCTAGCTTTGTACTCATTAATAATTGTAGCATCACCTTTAGGCCGACCAATAATCCCCTTAGGTTTCTTTAGTGTTGACTTAGGTGGCCTACCTCTACGTTTGGCTACAGTAGTTTCTTTTGGTTCTGACAAATCAATTACCTCTTTGTTCTTGAGATTGAGTCTTACTTAAGTATACTTAAGAATCTTTAGTATGTCTTTAATAAATCATAATGGATAAACTAAAAGACATTCTAAAGAAGCTTTACAACTTAAGTATATTATAACATATTTAGTCATAAAAGTCAATGTATTTCTTGTGTTTCTTTTGTAATCTTTTGTTAACATAAGAGTCCTTTAAAGCTTACATGAGAATAACTCTCATCCCCGTGTCTCCCAAGGGTTTGCCCATGTTTTCTTTTGTAATCTTTTATTGACTTTTGTCAAAGCAAAATGCTACTTTTTTGTACTTGAGCGCCTACCTTAGATTATAGAAAACACGCCAGCCCCCCCGTCCCTTAAGTTATCCACAGGTTTATCCACAGGCCCACAGGTTATCCACAGGGTCTGAGGTAGCCTGTGGATAACTCAAGTCCTTAAGTTATCCCCAAGTTATCCACAGGCCTATGAGTTATCCCCAAGTTATCCACAGGTTCTTGAGTTACCCTAAGTAACTTGGGTTGTCAACAGCGTGACTATCTTAGGTACATTAGTCACAGAAGTTGACAAGTGTATGCCTGTGTGGGTGCCCTAGGACACATGAGTAACCTGTGCATAACCTGTACATAAGTACCATAAGTTATCCACAGGCTCACTAAGGCCTCTATATGCTCGCCTGAGCCATGCTAGTGTAAAACCTAAGCTAACAGATGCTTAATGTTTTTACGTTGATTCTAGGTTATTGGCACGATACTTGCTTAATGCAATAGTTGTGCCAGTTATTGTAGCGCCTATCTATTGGCGTGTGCGCGTGAATAGCACACATGGGGGTATTGTGTCAAACTTTATTTATTATGTGACTGGGCAGTCATGGGTATACTTTTGCTCGTGGTTCGCTATAATGGTTTCAGTTCTTAAGTAAACAACAGGCCACAGGCCACAGGAGCACCACATAATGAATAATATGGGAATGACTGAGGCATTAAGACTAGAGCTAGTGAATGCCATTGAGGCAATGGATAGGGCTGTTATTAATGGCGACTATCCATCATTCAAAAAGAATAGAGACATTAAACATTTTCTTATGTTTGACATACTGCCCGACTTTGGCAGTATTGAGGATACTATCAGTATGAATAGGACATTATAAATAGACTTGTATTGTCAGATAGGCTCAGTGTAGAAGCTAGGCCTATCGAATAACGCAAGCATTAACAATAACAAGTGAGGTTACACCATGTTACTAGGTACTAAACGCACTAAAATAGCTAAGGCTATCAAGCCTAAAGCCTTAGGTTTTGTACTGTATGAGGGCCCAAGCGCACTCACAGGCGACCCCATTGTAGTTATAATCACGCTAAAGACTAGCAATAGGAAGACAGGGCAAATGGCCCAAGTATGGATTTTACACGCCGAAGTTAACCCTGTGGAAGCACTAGCGCTCGGTTTAGATGAGGCTGTTTGTGGTAATTGCCCCCATAGAAAAGGGCCCTGTTATGTAAACGTAGGTCAGGCGCCAGCGGCAGTTTTTAAAGCCTATCACAATGGGCGTTATGAGACTTTTGATCCTACTATTCACAGTCACTATATAACTGGCACTATGGTGCGCTTAGGCGCCTATGGCGACCCAGCGGCAGCGCCTGTGGAAGTTATGCAACAAATTACAGACTTAGCTAGGGCGCACACAGGATACACGCATCAAATAGCTCATAAAGGCTTCGACAAGCGTTTTATAGACCTATGCATGGTAAGCGCTGATACACCTAAGCAAGCACGTAAATATCAGGCCTTAGGTGCTCACACGTTTAGGGTAGCACTAGAGGGCGATAGCTTGGCAGAGGGTGAAATTGAGTGTCTAGCAGATAGCGAGGGTTTACAGTGCGTAGACTGTGGCCTATGTGATGGTACACAGAAAAATGTCGCCATAACTGTACACGGCAAAGGCGCCTCTAAATTTAAATCAGCTATGGTTATACCTATCGTTATGGTATCGGCGTAGTAATACAACTCAAGGCCTTAGGCCACTGGAGCAACACAATGTTAAACCAAGACTTGATTGAAATACACTTAAACAATAGTGATTTAAACCTAGGCAGTCTAGCGGCAATAGCTAAAATATCTGTAAATGAAGCGCGGGTTATTATTGAGCGTCATTATAATAATAGTGATTTCTTAGAATACCCTCATTATCAACTTGAAATAAAATGCTGGCAGGAGCGTACAAAATGAAAGACTATAAGCACAAGCGCCTAGAAGCCTCTTTAGAGGTACGCAAGCAAAAAAGGCTAGATAGATACCTAAGCCTAGGCCTAAGCGCCTTAGGCTCCTTTATAGGCGTCTTCTGTATCATATTTGCCACACACGTGGCCTTAGGTTAATAAAAGGGTGACATAATGAATGTATCAATATACAGAAATTTACATAATGGCCTTATAAGCATTAAAAGCGCCTCTAGTGGCCTTGTGCTAGGCCATGCCAAAAGCGTAGATATAGCATGGGCCGACTTTGTTGTACATGAGGCTGGACGCCAAAGAGTGCTTAAGGATAGGCAAAAAAATGTACATGCCTACGTGAAAGGTTTACTGTTGAATACTAGAGGCTTTAAGCCTTACAAAGGGCGCTCTATAGGGCCAGTTTATGGCGCTTTAGATACTATACACAAGGTGACAATAGTCTCTTATAACCCATACAAGGCGCCTCATTTTGTCATAAAAGGCACAAGTGACAAGGTAAGCAAGGCCAGCTTGTGTACTGTGTCATGTGATGGTACTATATCTGGGTTCGGTATCGAATAATCATAAATAAGAGGAGGCGTAAGCCATGAGTAAGACTAAATTAAGCCCTAGGGCCATAAGCTTGTATAATGAGCTATTAGAAATTAACTGGGCAGAGCCTGCCATGACTATGGAAGTCATAAGGAACCACACAGGGCATTTGTCAATAGCCGCCACACTAGAAGAGTTAATAAGTGCTGGCAAGGTTCTACACGGCAATGAGGACGTACAGGGCGAGGTTCTAGTAACCTACACGCCTAAGGTCAAAGGGATTGCATACGGCTACCCTTTAGATTATTATAAAAACTACAATGAGTGGATGGAAAATAAATTATGCAATATGTAATGGATGTAGCACTAATACTAGGCCTAATCACTTTGTACACTGTAGGCGTTATGTTTGCTGTGAGTGTTCTAGGCGCTACAATAGCGGTATTAATAACCTTTCTAAGTAAGTAACAAGGGAGTAAATGAGATGAGATGTAAAGCATGTAATGTAATATTAGGGGATTGGGAATTAGCCCGTAAAGACAAAGACACCGATTTATTTATTGACTTATGCGGAAAGTGTTTGACCTATAGCAACGAAGCAAGTTATAATATAGACTTAGACATTGACATAAACATAAACGAAGTTAAAGGGGATAGCCCATGGCTAACAGCACCCTAAACATCA